GGTGCATTAACTGTATCAACACTGGAGGACTTAACAGGTTCTATAAAATCTAATTATCCTTTTCTAGTTGATGGTTCACAATCATCGGGTGGCAGTGCCACAAGGTCGCAAAGCAGTGCTGAGCGTTCTAAAATAATAAGTCGTGACGATTTTAATGGTATGTCTCAAGGTCAGAGAGCGCAGTACATTAAGTCAGGCGGCAAAATAACCAACGATTAATTTAACATAGGAGGCCGCAAATGGCTAACGTATTAACAAACTTGGCGGCTGATATATATAAGGCCGCAGACGTAGTAGGTAGAGAGCTAGTCGGCTTTATCCCTGCTTCAACAATCAATGCAGACGGTTCAGAGCGTGTTGCAAAAGGCGATACAGTTCGTGCATCTTTCACTCGTGAAGCATCAGCCGTAGACGTAGCAGAGAGCATGACTATTCCTGAAGGAACAGATCAGACAGTAGATAGCAAAACACTTTCTATCTCTAAGTCGCGTGCAGTACAAATCCCTTACACTGGAGAAGATGTAAGACACCTTAACAATGGTATTGGCTTTGAAACTGTTTATGGCGATCAACTCGTACAAGCAATGAGAACATTGTCTAACGAGATTGAAGTAGACCTTGCAACAGAAGCTTACAAGAACGCTTCGCGTGCCTTTGGTACAGCAGGAACTACACCATTCGGTTCTAACTTTGGTGACGTAGCTGAAATACGTCAAATCTTAGTTGACAATGGTATGCCATCAAACGACGGACAGTGTTCACTTATAATGAACTCAGTTGCAGGTACAAACCTACGTCAGTTAGCTACACTACAAAGCGTTTCAGACGCAGGTTCTAGTGATTTGCTAAGACAAGGTGTATTACTTGACCTACAAGGCCTTGCAATGCGTGAGTCAGCACAAGTGCAATCACACACTAAAGGCACTGGTACAAGCTATCTTGTAAACGATGCTTCTTCTGCTATTGGCGATACAACAATCGCGGCAGACGGTGGTTCTGGTACAATCCTTAAAGGTGACATCATAACAATCAATGGTGACAGCAATAAGTATTGCGTTAACACTGCACTATCAGGTGGTTCATTCGCTATCGGTAACACTGGACTACGTTCAGCCGCCGCAGACAATGCCGCTATCACAGTCGGTAACTCATACACAGCAAACATTGCAATGCACAGACGTGCGTTAGAGTTAGCTGTTAGAGCACCTGCCGTTCCAGAAGGCGGAGACACTGCAGATGACGCTATCTTGGTACAAGATCCACACTCAGGAATGGTATTCGAAGTACGTATGTATAAAGGATATCGTAAGGCAATGATCGAAGTTGCCGTAGCTTGGGGTGTAAAAGCTTGGAAGCCAGACTTCATAGCAACACTACTCGGTTAGACGAGACTGATGACAGGGGGCGGCATCTGCCGTCCCTTTACTCACACATAACATAGCGAGGTAAATAAAATGGCATTTAAGAAGAAACCCGCAAATAAGATTGCCAAGCCCAAAGTGGCTAAAACAGTTAAAATGGTACGACCAGACGGCAAGACCGCAGACGTACATTCCACAGAAGTAGAAAACTATCGCTCAGGCGGTTACGAAAAGGCTTAGGCAATGACACTAATTGTTGAAGATGGAAGTCGCGTTGCAAATGCTAATACATATGTTAGCCTAGCAGAGTTTAAGGCTTGGGCAGATGCAAGGTTAATTACGTATAGTAGTGACAGTCATGTTAATGCATATATCTTGCGTGCAATGGATTACATTGAGGACTTAAGCTTTATAGGCTTCAAGGAAACAGAAACACAATCATTACAGTGGCCAAGAGTTAACGTAGTTATTGATGGCTTTGGATTAGATGCTAGCACAATACCAGACGAACTAAAGGTTGCAGTATATGAGGCCGTTAAAACAGTTATTGATGGTGATAGCAAGCAAGACCCAATTGACAGGCAAGTTGTAAGTGAAAGCGTTGATGTTATATCTATTACATATAAAGATACCGCAGGGCAACAAAGACAGACACCTGCATTAACAAGAGCTTTGAGAAAGTTAGTACAATCATCTAACACAGTAATGCGTGCATAATTATGGCTCATGCAGGTTATAACTATTCACCGATAACGAAATCAGCCGAAGCGCTTATTACTAGATTTGGTGAGGAGTTTACGTTTACACGTACAACTGATGGCGCATACAATCCTGCTACGGGTGCAAAAGCACAAACAACAAGTACATTTAAAAAGTATGCTTGTGTATTTGACTACAACAATACAGATCGTGCAGGTGAGACAGTCACAGAGAATGACAGACGTATGTTAGTAGAGGGGCATGACTTTCATGTAGGAGATACGGTAGTTATAGGTTCTGATACATTTAAAGTAATCAATATTAGTGAAATAAGACCAAATGGCAGTGATGTCATTGCGGCCAACTTGCAGGTACGTAAGTAATGGCACGTAAGGGATTTGATAGTGTAAAGGAAACGCTAAATATATATAAAGGATTACCAGTTAAGGTACTTAGCAAAACAGCAAAACAAATTGGCTTAGAGATAGTTGATATATCACCAGTAGGCAATCCTGCATTATGGAAGAACCCTGCGCCCAAAAATTATAAAGCAGGTCACTTTGTTAAGAACTGGCAAGCAACTATAGGTAGCCCTGCAACAACTGAACTATCAGGACAAGATAAAGGTAAACGAAGAACTAAACGTGCAGTAAAGAATGTGGCTAAGAAATGGAACGGCGAAACCAGTTTTTATTTACGTAATAATACACCATATGCAACTGCATTAGAAAATGGTCATTCACAGATACAAGCACCAAGAGGCATGGTTAGAATAACTGCTACTAAGTACAGTGCTATACTTAATCAATCAATGGCTGAAGCTAGGAAAGAAGCAGGGTTATGAGTACGTTTTTTAACGATATGCAAGCCGCATTAGATACACAACTTAGCACATTATCAGGTGGGTATGACATTGCTTGGCCAAATATAACTTATAAACCAGTAACTAATACTACATATCTTAGGCCAAACTTTATACCTGCTGATACATTACAGGTTACACTAGGTGCTAATGGTAAAGATGAAACACAAGGAATATACCAAATAGATATTGTTAGTCCAAGGGGTAGTGGCAGAACAACATTAACGGATAATGTAGCAGATCACTTCAAGCGTGGTACAGTGCTAACTTATAACAATTTGAAATTGCGAGTAAGGTCGGTTAGTATCGCACCTGCAATAAACGACGGGGCATGGTTTTTCGTTCCTGTTTCCGTAAACATTAACGCATACACAGGAGCAAGAGTATGACTATAGCAAACGGAGCACAACATAGCATTGCCTATATTGCGGAAACGACATATGGCACAACCCCATCAACACCTTCATTTAAACCTTTTGCCAATACAGGAACAACACTTGGTATTAGTAAAGATGGCATAGAGAGCGAAAAGCTTAGAGGTGACAGACAAGTAGAAGATTTTAGACATGGTAATAAGTCAGTCGGTGGCGATGTATCAGCAGAACTAGAATACGAAGCCTTTGATGACATCTTAGAAGCAGTATTATGCGGAACATGGGCAACTAACGTACTAAAAGCAGGTACAACACGACGTTCATTTACTATAGAACGTAAGTTTGCTGATTTGACTGCACCAGAATGGCATAGAAACACAGGTTGCGAGTTTAACTCATTGAGTTTATCCGTATCACCTAATGCAATGGTTGAAGCAACTTTTGGTGTTGTAGGTAAAAACCTATCTATCGGTACAGCCGCAATAACAGGTTCAAGCTATGCCGCAGATAGCACAAACAAGCCATTTGACAGTTTTACAGGTTCGATACAAGAAGGTGGTTCAGCAATCGCAACGGTCACTTCTATTGAAATGAGCCTAGAGAACGGCATAGAGCCATTGTTTGCAGTTGGTAGCCAAACTACACAACGACCTTCAATCGGTAAGTCACGACTAACTGGTACGCTTACAACTTACTTTGAGGACAAAACATTATATGAGAAGTTCTTAAACGAAACTGAGTCAAGCATACAATTAGTATTAACAGACTTAGATGGTAATTCTTATACAATCGACCTACCAAGAGTTAAGTATAATAGTGGTCAGCCAGATGTATCAGGCGAAGGTGCTATTACAATCGGTATGGAATTTGTAGCGTTATATGACACTACAGATACTTCACAGATTAAAATAACAAGGGCTGATGCATAATGGAGTTTAACAAACTAGCAACAGCAAAACATCACGATAACGGGGCTGAGTGTAATATACTCGACCCCGTAAGTGGTAAGCCAACAGACTTCTTTATTAAAATATGCGGTGCGGATTCAAAGGTATGGCGTAAAGAGAAGAAGATGCAAACTCGTAAGTTATTAAATGTAAGATCGCAAAGCGAAGAACCAGACTTTGACTACGAGAAAGCAGGTATAGACTTTGAGGCTATGGATATAGAAGCATTAGTAAATGCAACTATTGATTGGCGTGGTTTGTCAGATAATGGCAAAAAAGTTAAATACAGTAAAGAAGTGGCTAATGAATTGTATGAAAATGCACCTAGCATTGTAAGGCAGTTAATTGAGTTCTTAGGTAATGGCGAAAATTTTACGAGCGACTAATTTATGACTTTGTATATTATGGCAGATGGGTAAGTTATATACACAAGAAGCCAAAAGGGTCAGAGGTTAGTCGTTTTGATACATATAAACAGGTAGAGAAAAGCACAGGTAAGACACCAAAAGACTTACTCAATGCACCTACATTACGAGATGAATTAGTAGATTTATGGAAGTTATTTTGTGAATTACCAGAATACAGTTATAGTGAGCTAGAAGCATACGGAAGATTAACAGGAATTACATTAAGCCCTTGGGAAGTTGACGCAATAATAAAGTTAAACCGACACATGGGTGAGGAGTTAAGCAAATGGCCACCGAAAAGTCATCGTTAGAGATTGAAGTCAAAGCTAAAGGTGTAGCCAAGACAAAAAAAGAAATAGAAAATCTATCTAAATCAACTGATAAGCTAGAAACTAATCAAAATAAAGCAACACAATCAACCAAGGCATTATCAACTGCATTAGATAAACAAAAGAAAGCATCAGGTGGTGCGTTAAATAGCCAAGAGCGCATGAATAGAAGCGCAGGTAATATGGGGCAAAAAGCAGGACTTGCCGCTATACAAATAGAACAGTTAGTTGGACAGATAGCAGGTGGTCAAAACCCAATGCGTGCATTTGGTCAACAGTCAGCAGATATTGGCTTTGTCTTGGGTACGCCAATGTTAGGTGCGATTATAGGTGTATCGTCTGCACTTACATCACTACTAATACCCGTATTACTAGATACAGGAAAAACTACAGAAGAACTCATAACTAGCAGTGAAGAACTATCAAGTGCTTTTAGCTTGAACAAAATAGGTGTGGCAGAATACTCAACATCTCTTATTGAGCTACACAAGCAAATGAAGCCAATAGCAGAGGCACAAGCACAAATAGCAAAATTAAATGCTTTTGAAATAACAAGTGATGGCACAGAAAAGTTAATTAAATTAACAAAAAAGCTAACAGTTACAAACAAACAAACAACATCTATATTAGGTAAATTTGGTGTAAAAGATGCAGAAACACTAGCAAAATTAGATGACCATATACTAGCATTACAAACAGGAACAAAGGGAGCCGAACTATCATTAGTAAGTTATCTAAAAGAAATAGCCTCTACAGAAAAAGTTACACCTAAATTTACAAAGCTATTTGAAGAAATAGTACAACTTGCTAAAGCAACTGAAACTGCAAATAGAATACTTGCTGTCACTAATAAACTTGAAGATGCAAAGCCAGAAGGTGAAGATCCAGTAGTAACAGTAACTAAAGAAAAAATAGACCTTTTTGCTAAGAGGCTAAACCAATTAAAGGTAGAAAACGCATTATTAAATCATAATCAAGACCTAGCATTGCAACTTAGTACGACATTTAATGCATCACAGCGCGAGCAAATAATAGCTCTAATGAAACTTAATGACGAGAAAAGAGAAGAACTAAAGATAGAAGCTGATAAAGATAAGCTAGTACAACAAGCCGCCAAAAGACGTAAAAGAGAAAATATAAAACTATTAGATGAACTCAAAAAGTCTAGTATGACGCAAACAGAATTATTGACTGCTGAATACACTAGACGCTTAGAAGCAATTAATGAGTTGCAAGATGCAGAAGTAATTAGTGTCTTTATAGCTACGAGGCGTAAGCTTGAAGCTGAACAAATATACAGCGCGGCACTTTTAAAAATGCGAACAGAGGCGGCATTAAAAATAGAACAAGCCATAGCAGAAATTGAAGCACGATCAGGTAATTCAAATGAAGATAAATTAAATGCCAATCAACTATATTGGACAGAATGGCTAAAGCAATCTACTGAGGCAATGATAAGCTTCAATGATATAACTGGCGCAGGTATAAATACATTCGAGCAAGGATTTAGTAGAGCCTTTGAGAATATAATTATGGATGGTCAAGGTATTAAAGGTGCTATTAGCGGTGTATTTGAAGCTATGGCGCGTGACCAACTATCTGCATTAGGTCAAATGGCGGCACAAAGACTACAGCATTTTGTAGTTGGACAGGCACTTGAAAAAACAGCGGCGGCAACTAGCCAAGCTAACATAATTGCAAATGCGGCAACAGGACAAGCGGCAGGTGCAGTACAAGCGGCAGGTTCGGCGGCGGCAATCCCATTAATAGGTTGGAAAATAGCACCATTAGCGGCGGCGGCGTTTATAGGCGCTACAGCAGGTTACTTAGCTAGTGTAAAAAGTAAAAGTAAGGGTGGCACTGCAGGTCGTGCATTAGGTGGACAGGTACGCGGAGGTGAGAGCTACTTAGTTGGTGAGCGTGGGCCAGAAATGCTTACAATGCCAAGCAATAGAATGGGTAGAATAACACCTAATAGTTCAATGGGTGGTGGACAGCTAAATGTTACTGTTGAGAACTATGGTAGTTCCAACATTAGCGTGCAAAAGATAAGCGAAACAGATGTACGTATCATTGCTAGAGAAGTAGCAACACAAACAGTACAGCGCGAAGCACCTAGAGTTATAGCATCAGACATATCAAATCCGAACGGTAGGGTAAGTAAAACACTAGCTAATAATACAAATACACAACGTAGGCGTTAAGTTATGACTAAGTTTGCTATTGCACCCGACAGCGCAAGTTATAGTTTTACAGAGCGTGCTGAAACTGTAGGTGCAGTCTTACAAGGCGGCGTTGGTAAGTATAGACAGACAGTAAAAAACCCAAGTGTAGTAGTACAGGTACAGTGGACATATGATGCAGGTGGTTACAACTACTTTAAAGCATTTTATGCAACTTATACTAAAAGTGGTTCGTTGCCTTTTGAGATTGATCTAGCCATAGATGGTACAGCACTAGAAGAATATACAGCATACTTCCTTGATGACAGCATAAGCACAAGTGCAGTAAGTGGTACAGATTACGTTGTAAGAGCTAGTTTAGAGCTAAAATCTAAGCCATTAACAGCATCAGGAACGCCTAGCACGCCATACAAGCTTAATTATATACCTAACCAAGCCTCTTATAGCATAGATACACGACAAGAAACTATAGCAATACCTTTAGAGGGTGGTACAAGTAGATACAGGAAAGATATTATTGATGCAGGTACTATTGCAAATGTTAGTTGGATATTAAATACAACTGAATATGCAGACTTTAGAGAGTTTTATAAGCTTACTACAAGTGCAGGGACAACAAGCTTTAAGATTGACTTAGCTATAAATTATGGGACATTAGAGGAATACGACGCACGCATAATACCAGACAGCTTATCTACATCAAGATATGCAGATGGCTTTTTTAACGTACAAGCACAATTAGAATTAAATGCTAAAGCAAGAGATACAGACGCCGATTTAATTGCATTGGTTTTATATCCTGAGTACGGCGAAAACTATGCAACCTTGTTCCCACCAGATGAAAATGATATAGATATAATTATAAACACCGACTTTCCGAGTTATTTAAATGTCTGATTATACCGAATTTTACTTAAACAGTGATAGCAATATAGTACAGCTAGAGACTATAGAGCTATCGCATAGTGACTTCACACAGACTTACAGAGTAGTAAGAAATGCAACTAATGGCATAACAGCTACAACCGAAGCGGGTGCAAGTGTTGCTTTTACATATTACCCATTGGCTATTGATGCAGGTGAAACAAGAGAGAACCTAGACCAGTCGTTTACAATTACA